ATCTCTGTAGGCTTAGGTGCAGGTAATAAAGATCAACAATTAGTCCACTTAACTACTATCTTGAATATGCAAAAAGAAGCTATCCAAGTAGGCTTAACTAACCCTGAGAAGATTTACAATGCGTTAGCTAAACTCACACAGAATGCAGGCTTTAAGAATCCTGAAGAGTTCTGGGTTAATCCAGCTAATACACCACAACAAGAAGGTCAGCAAGAAGATAAGCCTTCAGAAGCAGAAATCGCTGTTCAAGGTCAATTACAGATTGAACGTGAGAAAGCACAAGCACAACTACAACAAGAGCAACTCAGATCACAAAATGATGTTATAATTGAACGTGAGAAGATAGCAGCTCAAGCTGAACTTGAGAGATTTAAAGCTCAGTTACGTGCTGAAACAGATTTAGCTATTGCACAGATAAAGGCACAGTCAGGAATGATGTATGGCGGATAAGTCATTAGAAGAAATTAAACGTGGTGAACAAGCGGCTGTCGTATTAGACAACCCTTTATACCAAGAAGCAATCACTAAGGTTCGTGAAAGTATCGTAGCTAGTATGACAACAAGTCCACTAGGTGATGAGAAAACTCACAATAGATTAGTAATCGCACTACAGTTATTAAATCAAATTAACAAACAACTTACTGACGTTATGCAAACAGGTAAGTTAGCATCTATACAAACGGACAGACCTAAGTTTAAAATATTTGGGTAAGTGTTTCATTCAAAAGCAATTTGTCAGTATTTTGAGTGAAAACCGTTTTGACATGCAAAGAATTTAGGTAAGGACAAGCCTACTTAGGACTCTTAGGAGTCTTTTTTATTGTCTAATTTCAAGGAAAATATTATGAGTGACCAAGTCGTAGAACAGTCACCACAAAGCCGATTAGAGGCTATGCTAGGTGATAGTATTGTAACTGACGTTAAACCAACTGAAGTTCAAGAAGAAGAAAGAGAACAACCACCACTAGAGGCTGAAGCAGAAGCTGAAACTACTGATGAAGTAGAGACAGAAGAAGCAACAGACGAAGAACCAGAAGCAGAAGCTGAGGAAGAAGAACAGTCTGAAGAAGATGAAGTTCCTGCTATACTAAAGCTAAAAGTTAATGGTGAAGAAGTTGAAAAGCCACTAGACGAAATCGTAGCATTAGCACAACAAGGCTTAGACTACACACAAAAGACACAACAAGTAGCAGAACAACGTAAAGAGCTAGAAGCCTATGCTGAGCAAATTAAAGCTCAAGAGCAAGCCTTTCAAGAGCAAATGCAACTTAACAATGTGTTAATAGAAGATGTAGCAAAGATCACAGCATTAGACCAACAATTAAACCAATATGCTAACGTGAATTGGCAACAATTGTCTGATAATGATTTTGTGGAAGCGCAAAAACTTTTCTTTACATATAACCAACTACAGCAAGAACGTAGTACACTCGTTTCACAGTTTGAAGCCAAGAAGCAAGAAGTCGTTCAAAAGCAAACGCAATTGATGGCTGAGAAGATAGCTAAAGGAAAAGAGATTCTAGCTAAAGAGATACCAAATTGGAGTCCTGAGACTAACCAAGCATTGTTATCTACTGGCAAGGATTATGGCTTTTCTGATGCAGAACTCAACGCAATTGTTGACCCTCGTCACGTGAAGGTATTGCATGACGCTATGCAATGGCGCAAACTACAACAAAATTCTACTGTAAAGAAAAAAGTATCAAGCGCTAAACCAGTAGTGAAACCTGGAGCTAAAGATACAAAAGCCGAAGCCAATTCTAATGTGCGTCAATTACGTGAATCATTACGTAAAACAGGCAAATCAGATATGGCTGCAAAACTCATAGAAAACATGCTTTAATTTACAAAGGAAACCATAATCATGGCAACATCAGCAACCAATAGCTACACCGGTAAAGGTATAGCAGAGTCATTTGAGGATATCATTTTTGATATTTCTCCAGAAGATACACCATTGCTTTCATTAGCAAAAAGAATGTCAGCAGGTCAAACATACCATCAATGGCAAACAGACGCACTTGCAGCAGCAGGTACTAATACATCTGTTGAAGGTGATGACGCTTCATTCGCAACATTACCTGCTACAACAGTATTAGGTAACTACACACAAATCTCACGCAAGACAGTTCAAATTTCAAACACATATGACGTAGTACGTAAGTATGGTCGTAAGTCTGAAGTTGCTTACCAACTCATGAAAGCTGGTAAAGAACTTAAACGTGACATGGAATATGCAATCGTACGTAACCAAGCTTCTTCAGCAGGTGGTCCAGCAACAGCTAGATCAACAGCAGGTATTGAATCTTGGATTACTAACCGAGTAATTGCAACAGGTTCTACAGCAGGTACAACACCTGGCTTCGTAAACGGTACAGTAGCATCACCAACAGATGGTACTTCTGTAACATTCATTGAAGCAGACCTAAAATCAGCATTACAATTAGCTTGGACAGATGGTGGCGAACCATCATTAATCCTTATGTCAGCAACTAACAAAGCTCGTTTCTCAGGCTTTGCAGGTATTGCTACTAAGTTCAACAATGTTCAAGGTACAACACAAGCAACAATTACTGGCGCTGCAGACGTTTACGTTTCAGACTTCGGTAACCACACAGTTAAACTAGACCGTTTCATGAGAGATCAAGCTGTTCTCTGCGTTGATCCTGGTTATGTTGGTTTAGCTTCACTACGCCCAATGAGCAAAGAAGAACTTGCTAAAACAGGCGATAGCACAAAATGGTTACTCACAGCAGAATATGCATTAGTGGTTCAAAACCCAGATGCACATGCTAAAGTACAAAACGTAGGTGCTTAGTAAGTAGTTATGATACAATAGAGGGTGTTAATTCGCCCTCTTTGTATTTTTATATATGCCAATATTATTTGACCACAATAGCGTAACAGGTGTAACTCAGTACTTTGATTACGACCCAGCTAAAGATACATACTACCTAACTTCTACACAAGATATAAGTGGAATGTTAGACAAGATTAAACAAGCAAGAGATAACCCAGATACATGGGATAAAGGCGTTAAACAAGAATGGGCGCACTTTGCTAGTATTCCACCAGTAGTGGAAATGCAGCTAAAACAAAAAGGGATAGATATATATAACCCTAACCAAACAAAAGAGTTGATGAAAGAGATCAACGAGAACTATCCATACTTAAAACTGACTACTAAACGTGGATAAAGAAACAAGACTAAAAGAATTAGTTAAGTCTTTTTTTGAAGACTATTTAGACTATACTGAAGTTTCAGATATGGGTAATGAATTTCGTCCTATATACATTTCATCTTGTAGAGTATTAATGACTCAAGAGTTATCTGAAATATTAAAAGAGATGAGAGAATTATCAGGTGTTAAACGTGGCTAAAGCTAAATTAAAAGTAATAAGTGTTAAAGACTCTGGTGATACTTGGGATATTACAGTAGATACCAATGAAGAAGGTCGTAATATACTTATGCAAGCCGGTATAGACCAAGCATTGCGAAACATGGTAGATGATAATATAAACAAACTATCATGGTGGGAACGTTTTAAATACGCTTGGAAGTGTTCTAAAAACAAGAACAAATGTAGCTAAAAGTAGAACAATATGCAACCTGAATTAAACGAAGAATTTACATGGTGGTATGAAAGAGTATTTCTACAAAGCCCTAATCTATCTTCATTAAAGTATGATGATGAGAAGATGTGGCAAGCATGGATAGTAGGATATAAATTAGGTCGTGATAATGCCTATAAAAGAAAAGATATACCCATAGAAATATTTACAATACCAAAAGAAAAACATATTCATACAATGAATAAAGATGAAGAATGACTTGGAACTATAGAATAATTAAGAAGCATGGTGAAACATTTTCTAAAGAAGATGAATACTATGTATTAACAGAAGAAGACTTTGGACAGTAACGAATTAAAGAACGTACAACTAGCTATACACGACCTTATCACTAAGGAAGCGTATGACGAAGCATTACCTCTAATCTACACAGTATTAGAGATATATCCTAATGATGCAGCTACACTAAACTTCTTAGGTTATATTTGGCTACAAGGTGATAAGCCAGCATTTGCTTACCAATTCTTCCGTAGAGCATTACAAGAACAGCCAGGTAACAAAGCATTATGGACATCTCTAGGTCGTGCATGTCACGAAATGGATATGCCAGAGGAAGCTATACAATACTTCCTAAAATCAGCAGAACTAGACCCTAGTTATCATTTAGCTTATTCTAACGCAGCAGCAACGCTAGTACAGATGTCTAAATGGGATGATGCAGAGAAGTCATGTAAGATGGCTTTAGAATGCAATGCAACAGATTTACACGCACAATTAAACTTAGCACATAGTTATCTAGCCAAAGGTGAATATGATAAAGGCTGGAAAGAATGGGGTAAGTCTTTAGGTGGTAAGTTCCGTAAAGAATGGGTATATGGTAACGAAGTAAGATGGGATGGAACATTAGATAAAACATTAGTTATTTATGGTGAACAAGGTTTAGGTGACGAGATATTCTATGGCTCATGTATTCCTGATGCTATTAAAGCTAGTAAAAAAGTCTACATAGACTGTGATCCTAAACTAGAAACATTATTTAGACGTAGCTTTCCTGAAGCAGAAGTACATGGTACTCGTAAAGAAGCTCATCCTGAATGGATAGCAGATAAAGAATTTGATTACAGATGTGGTGTAGGTGGATTACCAGAGTTCTTTAGACATAACAATAAAGACTTTCCTGGCACGCCTTATCTAAAAGCTGATCCTGAAAAACGTATTATGTGGCGTGCTTTATTTGACTCTTATAAAAAGAAAGTCATAGGCATAACTACAAAAGGTGGCATTAAACTTACCAATGCTAAAGGTCGTAAGCTCACAGAAGATGATTTACAACCACTATTAAGACGCAAAGATATACAATTAGTAAGCCTAGATTATAGCGTAGAACGCAAAATTGATGGCGTAAAATACTTTGAATTTGCAACAGACGCAAAAGATTATGATGACACAGCAGCTATGATTGCTGAACTAGATATGGTTCTAGGTGTCAATACTACAGCTCAACATTGTGCTAGTGCTATGGGTGTTAAAACATGGTGTCTAGTACCTAAGTATCACCAATGGCGTTATGCTCAACCTAGTATGCCTTGGTATCGTTCTATGCGATTAATTTACCAAGACGACAGAACATGGCGTGAAGTCATAGAGAGTGTCGCTAGCCAAATATAATGGGCTTAGGTGATTGGATCATGGCTTCAGCAGAAGTCAAAGAAGCAAACGAAAAGACCAAAAAGAAAGTCAAGATTGGTAATGGTGTGAGTATGTTTTACGATCACCAAGTATTTGCTAACAATCCTCGCATGGCATCTAATTCAGATACAGATGTGGTATGGGTAAAGAATTATCCTAATCACAGACCTTATCTAAATGGTTCTAAAGACGGACATTTAGTCTTTAATGATAACTATAAGCCTAAACCTGGTGAAATATACTTATCTAAAGACGAAAAGATGTGGGCAGATAAGAAAGTAAAAGAACCTTTTATACTTATAGAGCCTAATGTAAAACGCACTTATATTCATACTGTAAATAAATCATGGGATAAGTGGGATGAATTAGTAAAGCATGACTTACCTTGGAAACAAGTAGGTGATTGTACTGCTAAAAGATATACAGATTGGATAGAAACAAAAACATTCAGGGAAGCATTAGCTATACTAAACAAAGCTAGTGTTTTTGTAGGGACAGATGGTGGCTTACATCATGCAGCAGCAGCTTTAGGCATACCGTCTGTAGTTATTTGGACAGGATTTAGTTCACCGAGGCACTTAGGATATGATACCCATAGAAATATACATGACGGTTCAGAGCCATGTGGGACTTTTAATAGCGTATGTAAACATTGCCTTCTAAAAGCGAAAGCAATTACCGTAGAACAGGTTTTAGATGCAGTTAATACTGAGTGGCATAGAACGCAGAGATAACGTCTTAAAACGCTTACAAACGCATTGTAAGGGTATTTTAACAACAGAATGGGATGGCAAGTCTATTCCTGTAGTTGTTGGCAATTTACATGGTGCTGATAACATACAAATGGAGTGTAGAAAGCAAAATATACCCTACATTCTTATAGATCATGGTTATTTTAACAGAAATACAGACTTAAATTGGGCTAGATTCTGCGTAAATAACTATCATTGCACAGATTGGCGCACTTCAGATAGAGAAATACCAGAAGTTAAAGAATATCGGTCAGGTGAACACGTCATTATACTACCACCTGCTGACAAAATAGCATATATCTACCAAGCAAACGATTGGTTAGATAAAACTGTAGAAAAAATACGCAAATATACAGAACGCAAGATCATAGTTAAGCGTAAAGGTGAAGGTGACTTTAACCAAGCTGTAAAAAATGCTCATGTTGTTGTAAGTTTTGGTAGCGTAGCAGATGTACAAGCAAGTATTTATGGTATTCCGGTGATTGTTTCAGAATATAGTCCAGCGATACCTATTTCAAACAAAATTCAAGATATAGAAAACTTAAAATACCCAGATAGAACTGAATGGTTACGTTCATTAGCAAGTGCTGAATGGCATAGAGACGAAATGGACAAATGCTGGGAAAGATTAAAAGGACAATTAGATGGCATTAACTAACTACACCACGTTTACAGCTACAGTAGAAAGCTACTTAGCTCGTAATGACTTGACAAGTGTTATACCTGACTTCGTTCAGATGGCACAGTTAAGAATGAGTCGTGATTTAAGAACGGAAAGAATGTTAAAGGTTGCAACGACTAGCCCAACTGATAACAAAGTAGCGTTCCCATCTGATTTCTTAGAGTTAAGAGAGATGCACTTACAAGGCAATCCTCCAATTCTATTAGAGTTCCAAACACCTGATTTATTCTTCCGTAATGGTCAAACAACATTATCAGGTAAATCACACTACTTTACAATGTTAGGCACAGAGTTCCAATTTGCACCTAGCCAAGATACAAATTACACAATACAAATTTTATACTATGCTCAACCTACATTTATTTCTAGCACAACAGCTAGTAACTTGTATTTAGCATACTACCCAGACGCTTTACTTTACGCAACGTTAGCAGAAGCAGAACCTTATTTAATGAACGACCCAAGAATACAAACATGGTCTGCATTATACGATAGAGCTATTGCTAATATTAAGAAAAGCGATTTAGGTCAAACATATTCATACACAACATTAAGCGTCACCCCAAGATAAGGAAAATATTATGTCAGAAATGAGTAATTATTTAGAAAATACACTTATTAATGCAACTATACGCAATACAACATACACATCTGTAGCAACAGTTTATGTATCACTATGGACAAGTGACCCTACAGATGCAGGTAGCGGCACAGAAGTATCAGGTGGTTCATACGCTAGAACTGCTGTTACGTTTGGCGCACCATCTAATGGAACATCTTTAAACTCTGCTGACGTTACATTCCCTACCGCAACAGCTTCATGGGGTACA